AGAAACTCAATAGCAAAAGCTGCAGGATTCCCACCACCAATTATAAAAGCACCAGAAGATCAAACAGTATTAGAAGCATTGTTTCAAACACAAAAAATAATCAATCCACCAGTTGGTACATCACCAAAAGAAAAACTACATGACGTATTACACGCAAAAATAAATGGACCTAAAGCTATGAACGATGCATCATTTAAATCTGGCACAGTGTTGATAGAAGATGGTTATGCATACTTTAAGTTTGATAAATTTTATGACAAGTTAAAATCTAAAAACTGGAAACATGGTGAAGACAAAACAGGTGTAATGATGAAAACTAATTACAAACATTGTGACATACAATTTTTAGAACAAAAAAGATATCCCAGTAATATTAAAGGTAAGTACAATACACCTACAAAGAATGTGGTTTGTATAAGCATAGAACAATTTGAAGATATTAAAATTAATCATAATAAATTATTGCACAACACGGAGATAATGTAATGGCTGTTAGAAAAATATTGGGTCCTCCGGGTACAGGTAAAACAACTAGGCTTATTAATTATGTAAAAACATTTGTTAAACTTGGTACACCAATTGATAAGATAGGATACTTTGCATTTACAAAAAAAGCTGCTGATGAAGCAGTAGATAGAATGTTAGACGCATATCCAAATCTACAAAAGAAAAATTTAAAACATTTTAGAACATTACACTCACTGGCATTTACAAGACTTGGATTAAAAAAATCAGAAGTTATGCAAGACGAACACTACGAAGATATCGGTAGACAGCTTGGAATAGAAGTTACAGTGTACTCTAACGGTCAAGAAAAAACTGGGTTTGTAGATTCTGACAGTGAATATTTTAACATAATCAATGCAGCAAGAATTAAAAATATAACTATTGAAGAAGAATATAATACAGACATGTATTCAGAAGACATAGATAAACATATGTTGCAGATATTAAAAGACGAAGTAGATAATTATAAAGAAGCTTATAAGCTGGTAGACTTCACCGACATGATTGAAAAATTTAATGTGGCAGAATTGTGTCCGAAATATGATGTAATATTTGTCGATGAAGCGCAAGATTTATCGCCAATACAGTGGAAAATGTATGATATACTTAAGAAAAACTCTAAACATGTTATCTTAGCCGGTGATGATGATCAAGCTATTTATGGTTGGGCTGGTGCAGATGTGCAAAGGTTTCAAGAGGAGCCTGCAAAAGACATAGTCTTGCCACAATCTTACAGGGTACCTCAAGAAGTACAAAAAATTGCTGATAAGATATTAAGTCTAATACCTGATAACAGAAGAATTAAAAAAACATGGGCACCGCGTCCGGAAACAGGGACCATAAATCATATAACATCTATAGAAGATGCACCACTTTATAGTGATGACTGGTTAATATTAGGTAGAACTAATAACGTATTAATTAAATTAAAACCTGTATTAAAAGACATGGCTATTTACTTTGAAATAAAAGGTAGAAAGAGTTATAAAACAAGATTGTATACAGCAGTAAAAAATTATACGAGATGGACTAATGGAGACAAGCTCTCTATGTCAGAGTGTAAAGATTTGTTTGAGTTTTTAGAACTAGATAAAGAATTAAAAGAAGAAAGAATGTATGGCCTTGAAGAGTTTGGATACAGTATTACTGATCAATGGTATGAAGTTTTTAAATCTGATCCAGAAGAAAATTTATACATAAGAGAAATGTTACGTAACGAACAGAAATTAAATGAACCTGCTAAAGTAAAACTTTCTACTATACACGCGGCTAAGGGTGGTGAAGCTACAAATGTTTTAATTATTTTAGACAACACAAAAAAAATAAGAGAAGCTATGGACAGAAGCGAAGACAAACGTGATGAAGAAAACAGAGTTTGGTATGTAGGTGTTACACGTACAAAACAAAATTTATTTATAATGACAGCTAAACAGGAGGATCGAGGTTATGACATCGAAAGCATTACATAAACAAGTTTCGGGGACACACTACATGTACATGGAGATCCAACCCGCAGAATTTATAAACAAGAACAAATTGCTTTTTGCAGAGGGTAATGCTATAAAGTATATATGCAGACATTCTCGGAAAGGGGGAATAGAAGACATCGATAAAGCAATACATTATTTAGAAATGATTAAAGAAAGGGACTATGGAGCCGAATAATCATATACCTTTTTACATGGGACTATTCACATGTTTATTAATTTTTTGTTACTTAGCATTATGAAAAAAGATATAATTAAAAAAACAATTAAGATTGATAAAAATAAATTTTATTTAGAAATTTATCCAAGGATAGTTTCTTGGGAAATATTTCCAGCTGATCACAATGCTGCGCTGTATGCGTTTAGTAATAAAGAAAAATTAAATAAAAAAATAGAAGCTAATTACGTATATGAAAAGGAAACAATATGAAGATACCTACCTTTAGTGCGCAAACAGAATGGGTTATACCTACAGAATTTCCAGATCTTAGACAGGTTGATGAGATTGCAATTGACCTGGAGACAAAAGATCCTGACTTAATTAAAAAAGGGTCTGGTTCTATCATAGGTAATGGAGAAGTTATAGGAATTGCTGTAGCAACTGCACATTACAAAGGTTACTTTCCAATAGCACATGAAGGTGGTGGTAACATGGATCGTAAAAAAGTTTTAGAATGGTTTAAAGATATTCTTAAAACAGATTCTACAAAAATATTTCACAATGCAATGTATGATGTTTGTTGGATTAGAGCTATGGGTCTAACCATTAATGGTATGATTGTTGATACAATGATTGCAGCAGCCGTGACTGATGAAAATAGATTTAGATATGATCTTAATAGTTTGTCTTGGAAGTATTTAGGTTTTGGTAAAAACGAAGCAGCTCTTGCAGAAGCAGCAGCTGAATGGGGTATCGATCCTAAATCAGAAATGTATAAATTACCATCCCTAAATGTTGGAACGTATGCGGAAAGAGATGCAGAAGCAACGTTTGGTTTATGGCAAGAAATGAAAAAAGAAATTATTGCACAAGACTTACAATCTATTATGGAACTTGAGACAGATTTATTTCCATGTCTAGTTGATATGAGATTTAAAGGTGTAAGAGTTGACGTAGAAAAAGCACACAACCTTAAAAAAACGTTGATAAATGAGGAAAATTCGCTGTTGAATGCAATTGAAAAAGAAACAAATGTTCGTCCACAAATTTGGGCAGCAAGCAGTATAGCAGAAGTATTTGAAAATCTAAAAATAGAGTTTGAACGAACTGAAAAAACACAGGCACCATCTTTTACAAAAAACTTTTTACAAGAACATAAACATCCTGTTGTTAACATGATTGCAAAAGCAAGAGAGATTAACAAAGCACATACAACTTTTATAGATTCTATTTTACGTTACGAACACAAAGGTAGAATACATGCAGAGATAAACCAATTGCGTAATGCAGGTGGTGGTACGGTTACAGGAAGATTCTCTTATCAGAATCCTAACCTACAACAAATTCCTGCACGTAACAAAGATTTAGGTCCTAAGATCAGATCATTATTTATACCTGAAGAAGGTTGTAAGTGGGGAGTCTTTGACTACTCACAACAAGAACCTCGTCTTGTTGTACACTACGCAGCATTGTATAAATTACCATCAGTGTATGATGTAGTTGATTCTTATCAAAATGATTCTAACGCAGACTTTCACCAGACTGTAGCAGACATGGCGGAAATAGATAGATCACAAGCTAAGACAATTAACTTAGGATTATTTTATGGTATGGGTAAAGCTAAACTACAAGCAGAGTTGGGTGTTAGTAAAGACAAAGCTGTAGAACTATTTAACACGTATCACGCAAAGGTACCTTTCGTTAAACAACTTATGGACAAAGCATCTAACAGAGCACAAGACCGTGGTCAGATAAGAACTTTACTTGGCAGACTTTGCAGGTTTCATTTGTGGGAACCAAACAGTTTCGGTATGCACAAAGCAATGACACATGAAGATGCGTTGGCGGAACATGGACCGGGGATCAAGAGAGCTTACACATACAAAGCATTAAACAAATTGATTCAAGGTAGTGCAGCAGATATGACTAAAAAATCTATGTTAGAGTTGTATAAAGAAGGTATAATACCTCACATACAGATACATGATGAACTAGACCTATCTATTGAAAGTGACGCACAAGCTAAAAAAGTAATTGAGATAATGGAACACGCTGTTAAACTAGAAGTACCAAACAAAGTTGATTATGAACATGGTAATAATTGGGGAGAGATAAACGACTAATGGCTTATTTAAATGCAAACATACCGGTAATAGAATGTTACGTTAGAGGTAATTATTTAAGAGATCAAAAAGATTCACATGATAAATATTTTGAAGTAGGGGTATTTGGTTTTAGTTCTATACCAAACAGAGTACCTTTGTTTCATTTCTTAATGGAAGATGGCGGTCTATGGTGGAGAGCACCTATCACAGCGTTTTGTACAAAACCTGGAGTAAAGGAGTTACCATTAGACGAAGTAGTTATGTGGGACAGTTTCAGCTACAACGTAAGTGTTACAACTTTTTATGAACTTGCAGGAGCAACAATGCAATACACATCGAGACGTAAAGTAAAACGTAAAGGTAAGTATCTTTTTACAATTGATTGGTGTGCAGGAGACTTTAATGAATTAAATTTTGGTTACGCAGAGAAACCAGATCAACATAAATGTGGTCACGTTCTTGAATTAGAGGATGGAAACTTTGCAATACAGCCCAATAATAGGCTTAAAATGTTTGATGCATCTATGGGTGTGGACCCAAACAAAAACTTGATTAACAGACTTGTTACAAGTAAGATATACTCCGTGGAAAATTCAGCTAAATGGATCACAGACGAGCATGAAGAAGGCAGTTATGATTATAAGCTGAAAAACTTGGAGGAAGGCGATGATAAATAAATACAAAGACAAACTTATGGTCTGGCAATTACACTACAGAACAGAGATAATCTGTGTTGTAGTAGGTTTTGTATTAGGATCTATTATATTTTAGTTATGAATTTAGAGGTGGCCAGGAATGAATTATTATTTCACGGGAATATTAATTATATTACTTGTTCTAATGGCCTTCTATATGGAACCGGGGTACGTACCTAGATGATAGATAAATACATTATGAAATTTTGTGAAGTTATAGATAACTTTTTTGAAAGTCTTGCTAAAATATTAGAATCTAAATTTACAAAGAAAAAGAAAAAGAAATGAGTAACAAACCACTCAACATCGGAGAAGAAGCACGCGTGCAGATGCCGATGAAAACCGTAGCTAGCCTGATCGTGCTCGTCGCAATGGGCGTGTTCGCTTATACCGAGCTGACTGCGAGGTTAGTATCGTTAGAGACATCACGTGAGTTGTTTGAAAATGATTTGTTAAAAAAATCCGAACAAGTGCCTACGGACCAGGAACAACATTTTTTAATCGAAGATTTGTATAAGTCTGTCGAGAAAATGGAAGAGACTCAAGAGATGAACATGACTAACAAAGTTAATATAGAATTTTTAAGAGAACAGTTAGATAAAGCATTGACTGATATTGAAATACTTAAGGATAAGGTAAGACAAAATGGC